ACTCATGTTATTTGCATCTTCTATACCTAAAGTTGCTTCTCTTATCCACCTATATACAAAGCCTTCAGGTGGTGGAGGAGTTTCAAGTTTTCTGACTGGTCGCCATGGTTTTCTACGAGCTTCTTTATCGTGTGTCTCGGAATCACGAACATTTCTAGTCATATCCAATTTCTTATCGTCTATCATTAAATCACCTCTCTTTGTGAAATTTTTTGTTTCTCTTTGGCTACTCTTTTCAACCAATCATCTTGTGACATGTTGTAAGGTTTTAACCCTGAGAGCCGATCTACTTCAGACTTAGAAAAAGTCACGCCTTTCTTTTTTGCTTGTGTTTTTTGCCGACTTCCTACGGAAGCAGATGCGACTCTTTGCACAGAGGGTCTGTCATCTTTTTTATTGGCTTTTTTATCATCACCCAAAGTTGGGTAAACTTTAAAAACTCTTTTATTTAATTCGCTGTAATAATCGTCTGAATCAGCTTCAAACCCTTCGTTTACAAGATTAAAATGTGTGAAATAAGCAAATTGAGTAGCTTCAACATTGGTTTGATCTGATTGATCTCCATACCAAGTGTTGTTACTTGCCCAATCTAAAGCCTCATCAGTAGGCTGAACTTGTTGCTGTTGTTGTTGTTGTTGTTGTTGTTGTGGCTGTGCAACTTGTTGTTGTTGTACAGGTTGTTCTTGTCTATTCTTAGCCATTCTTACTTTTTCTTTTTGAATGGATAGATCACTTTTTAAAGTGTCAGCTTTAGACATTAATTCAGCATCACCTGATTCTACAGCTTTTTTATACAACTCATTGGCTTGTTGTTCTTTAGCATTAATTGATTGTTCTTCAGCCAATAATACATTTTGACCTAACTGAGAAGTATGGGTTCGTAACGCATTAATTTCAGCATCTTTTTGAGATGCTACTTGCTCAAGATACTGTGCTCTTTGTTCAGCCTCTTTTGCTCTTTGTGTTAATTTGTTAACTCTTTTAGATACACCTTTAGTGTATTGATCTAATTCGTCATCAGATGTAACAACTGGATCACCATTTTGATCTATCGAGTCCTCAACAATTTGAATATTATCTTCTTCTAGTTCTTGAGAAACAACTTGTTCTGTTTGATTATCTATCATTTATAAACTCACTATATCATCAGGATTAGAAATTGTCGCAATAACTTCGTCATCGTTTATTATTCTGACTTCTGCACCATCATCTAATTTAAACCTAGCACCTGCGTAACGACCAATCAATACCCATTGTTTTTCGCCACACCATGGTGCTCCATATTTTTCTCCACTATAACAAAGAGGACCACACTTAACCACATAAGCTACAACTGTTGCCAGTTGCTCCTTATCTTGTGATTCTTTTGTGAGAAGGATTCCTCCCTTCGTTACTCCCTTACCACGATAAGGAAGAACTAAGATTTTCCAACCAGTAGGTTGAGGCATACGCTCTAAAACAGAATCATCTAATTTGCTTGGGTCTAATACAACCTCATCAGGTTCTACATAAGCTGAGGATAATTCTACTGTTTTTTTATTCATTGTGTACCTTAAAGTAATTTTTTATAAAATCTTGTATATAATACAACGCTTGTAGTTGTCCTTGCAAGTATTTATGGTGATCCATGTCATTTAATCCACCACCCATGTAAGTCTCACTAATAGCTTCTATCTTAGAATCAATTTCTTTTTGTAGTTTTTCAAGAAAAGTTAAATCCATTAGTCTCTTACTTTAAATTCAAGACCTTGAGTAGCTGCTCCACCACCTCTAATTTTAACAACCCTAACATCTCCACCTTTATTCATTTTTTTTGGTGGTCTTCCTTTTTTGTTTCCATATGTTCCTTTACCTTTTGGCATATTAATCTCCTATTTAGATTTTTTAACAGTTTTAGTTTTTTTAACAGTTTTAATTTTTTTGACAACTTTAGGTTTTTCTACTACCTCTTCTTCTGCCTCTTGTTTCACTTCTTCTGCTACTTTGACTTCAGCTTGCATTTCTTTAGCTTCTATAACCACTGAGACTTCGTTGACATAAATGTTGCCTTTATCAATGGCTAATTGTTTTTTTGCAATTCTTTCGTCAGAAACTTTCTTTTTGTCTGCTAGTAACTTTTCGTTATCTAGTCTGTCAGTTTCTTCTTTTTCTTTATTAATTTTTTTTTGAACTTTTAGCTCGTCAATTGCTTCTTTCACATATGATGTTGTCATATTAATTCCCTCTCATTTTGGATTGTAACTCCATTAGTTTTAATTCTGCTTGCTGTTGCATTCTTTCTACTGCTAATTGGAGTTTATCATCAGCAATAGTTTTTTGTATATCTAAGCGTTGTTGTTGCATTTGTGTATCAGCCATATTAGATTGAGATTGCAACTGTTGTTTAGAGTCAAATTGTTCTTGATCCATGTCTAATTCTTTGTCTTTTAATTCTAACTCTTGTTGTCTAATCGCAACCAAGGGATCGCCTTGATTTGTGTCGCTAATAGATTGCATAAATTCTCTAGTAAGTTCAGCCAAGATAGGTGAACTCATTTGATCTAACATCATTTGTATTTGAAGTTGTATTTGCTGTGCTTCTTCAGGACTTACTTGTTGCATTTGTGCTTGAACCTGTGCAATTTGTTCTTGCATTTCAGGTGGCATTTGTTGTTCAGCTACTTGAGCTGAAAGAAATTGTAAATGTTGCATTACATGGCTAATAATTAACGATTGTAACTGTGGGTTTTCTTTAACCACTTGAGTTAAAAATAAACTTTGATGAGCCTCTACATGTGCTTCATGGTTTTGTTCAGCAAATGCTTGTGCAGGTTGACCCATTAATAAACCACTGTTTTCCAAACCTGCATCAATTGGCTTAGGTGTATTGTCAGCAGGTGGTTGCAACAATGAGTCTACATTATCAACACCTAATGCACTGTACATTCTGTAATAGGCTTCATATATTCCTGTAGGACCATGTATTTCAGGATTAGATTGAACCATTTGCAACAATTCTTGTGCCATAGTTATTCTTTGGCTTTGTGAAAATATGTTTGGATCAGAGACAGGAACTATGTCAATTCGATCATCAAAGTCACTAACTTTTATTTCTCTTGCACCTGATCCTGTGTCAAATGGGTATTCAGGTGGTAAGTAATCTGCAAAAACTTTAGCCAAAAGGTTAAATTCTAATCTTTGTGCGTAATGCAATCTTTTGTGAATAGCACTCATGACTTTTGTGCCACGCTCTAATAAAGCTACTGTAGTTCCTACTGGCATGGCTTGATTCATGTCACCAACATTCATATCACCAATAGAGGCAAATCTTTTGCCTGAATCTACCAGTAAACCAAGTAATTGCATTAATACATTACTAGGTTCTTTGATTGGAAGTGGTATTAAGTTTTCTCTTAATGAGCCACCTGTGGTATCAATGTCTCTAAATTCACCGGGTTGTAATGGTTCAGCTTCATCACGAATACGCATTCCTCTTGCTTTAAATCCTGCTGGTAGATTAGCCAATGTTCCTGCATCTATTAACTGTCTTAATATTGAGGTGGTAGCTTTGGATATACCTCCAATCATGTGTGATAGTCCAAGACCATAGAAACCTAAACCGGGTAAAAACTTGTATTGAACAAAGTAATTGATTTTATTTTTACCAGTATCTTCAGGATTGTAATTTCTTCTGATTGCAAGCACTTGATTGGCTTGTTCGTCTATCGTAACTATGTATGGAAGTTTTAAACCTGTTGGCTCACCCTCTTGATCTGTGTCTTCAAAGCCTTCTAAATCAAGAATTGTGTGTATTTCATAAATGGTTCTATTTCTGTCTTCTGTGTAACTAGGAGATATTCCTTCAATTGCATCAATCTCAGTAGTTATTTCATCTCGACTTTCATAAGATTCTTCAGGAATGTCTACATCAATGTAAAAACCTGATAGTTGTTGTTTCTTAACTTCATTGCGAGACATGGTAATTGCATGTGTAATTCTTTCTGCTGAAGACATGTCAGGAGCTTCATAAGGAACGATTAAATCTTCAGGTGGAATAAATTTAGAAACAGCTCTTTGTAAAACAAAATCAAAATAAATTTTCTTAAAACAAGAACCTGCTAGTGGTAGATAAAACAACAATTGATCTAACTCAGGATCATAGTCTTTCATTACATTCATAATGTAATAATTCATAAACTCTTGCACTCTTTCAGCTTGAGCTTCAGTTTCTATTGTTCTTTGACCAAGAATTTGTGTCTTAACTGGTCCTTTAGCAGGCAGTAATTCTTTGTAAGCCTGGGCTTGGAACTGGGTTGTTGCCTCTGCGAGGATCGGATGAACCACCCCTGATGATCCTTGAAATGGTTGTGATCGACTTTCATCGAACTTCATTCCTAAATATTTTAATCCATCAGTGTATGTTTTTTCCCAATCACTTCTTGATTCAAGATCGCCTTTAATAGAATCAATTAAATTAGATG